GCCAGACCGCTCGAAACAGTCAGGTTAACATGGGTCTTAGACAAAGGACCCAATTCACGTACTTTAGCACGTGATAAAATGTCATACATATCGATGTATGATGTATGATAAGGCACACCTGCCTTACCAAAGTTCCTCTTATAAAAGAGGAAGCGTTGTCGATGTTCACGCATCGCATTCTTTTCACGGGTAACCGTGAAACCATGCAAGCTATCTAGAAAGAAAGCTCGCGGCAAGACATACCGCAGTATGTTATCATAAAGACCAGTAAGGTCTTCATCAAGAGGTTGTGAAGTCCATACAGCCTCAGAAGCTGCATCCATATAATCTTGGATGCAATTACCTCCTTCAGAATCTGGAGGATAAGGGTGATGTCGTGAACCGACACCATTATGGATCCTTTGAACAAGGATCGAATTACCTGGACTCAAAAGTTTGTGCAGGTCAGATGGCACTAATGATAGGCCACCTAAAGATACATCCAAACACGGATCTATCTTACGAGTAGTATACCTGGTTATTATACTACGACACATCGTTCGAGAAAGTGAACGAATAGAACATAACACCTTTTTGTTATGACGAAAACGGCCCCAAAAGTTAAAATTTGGAACCTCCTTTTTCACAAAAGTACGAAGTGAAAAAGTATCCATACGGTGTAAAACCGCATGGGAACCGTGAAGCACATAATCGGCTTCACAAAAGGTTGCGTATTTACGCGACCTAAAAGATTTTGTGGAATTAACCACAAAACCAAGTTCGGACATAAGACGAACATAATAAGACCATTGAATAATGGTCCAATAGGCGACGAGATCGTCCCCTTTAATCCGATAACAATGTTTCGGATCAACCACGGCACAAATTGCGTCGTGAAATATGGACAAAATTGCCCATGAACAAGGGAGACCCATAAAGGTCCCCCGATGGACGGAACAACCGTCCACCTTCTTTCCGTACACACAGCACGGATCTATACCGATTTGTTCACAAAACAAATCGATTGCATCTCTGTTTAACCACTCAGTGGCAGCAGAGAGATCAGCAGAATATAAAATTCTGTCTGGACTTCGGATAACACCGAAGTCAATCTTCTCAAGTAAAGGATCCTTGAGAGGTTCGGACATTGTAACGCCAACGTCCAAAAGATACGCGAAAAGAACTTCGCGCCAAGCGTGGCTTTCAGCCACAGTAGAAGGGTCGTTAGCTG